GATATATTTATAAGAAAGAATAAATAAAAATTTAACAAATACAAAATGGCAGATTTACTAATGAAAATGCCGGTTCCTTACGAACCGAAAAGAGTTAACCGATTCATCGTTAGATTCCCATCATCTTTGGGTATCAATGAATGGTATGTAACTTCAGCAGCTAGACCAAAAGCTAAAATCAATTCCGTAGCAATTCCTTTCTTGAATACATCAACATATGTTGCAGGTAGATTTGAATGGGAAGAATTACAGGTAACATTTAAAGACCCAATTGGTCCCTCAGCTTCTCAAGCTTTAATGGAATGGTTCCGTTTACACGCAGAATCAGTAACAGGTAGAATGGGATATGCGGCTGGATATAAAAAAGATATCGAGCTTGAAATGTTAGACCCAACAGGAGTTGTAGTTGAGAAATGGATTCTTCAAGGTACTTTCATCACTAACTTAAACTTTGGTGAATTGAATTACAACCAAGACGAATTAGCAACTATCCAATGTTCTTTAAGAATGGATAGATGTATCCAAGTATACTAATATTATACTAACCCTAATCATACTAAACCAATAACCGAATTAGTAAATCTGTCTAATAGGTTATTGGTTTTTTATTTGTAAAAACTTTACTATCTTATAGTTATTTAATATATTTCATACTATGGAACAATTTGTAATAGACCCAAATGTAGCGTACGACGTAGTGGAACTACCAAGTAGAGGTATTCACTACCCGAACAATAAAAAATCAGTTAGAGTTGCATATTTGACTGCTGCGGATGAAAATATTCTAGCATCACCAAATATTACACAAACAAATCAAATCGTTAGTGAACTATTAAAACGTAAAGTTTTAGATAAGGATATTAATGTTGATGATTTGGTTGATGAAGACAGACAAGCCGTTTTAATATTTTTAAGAAACACGGCGTTTGGTTCCGAATACAGTGTTACACTTACCGACCCAAAAACAAATGAAGAATTTGATGCAGTTGTAGACATCTCAGATTTAAATTTTAAAGAATTTAATCTTACATCAGATTCGAACGGTGAGTACAAATACTTTATGGAAAAAAGTAAAGTTGAAATAACTTTCAAATTTTTAAATCAAAAACAAGAAAACGATTTAAAAGAAATTGAAAAATCTTGGAACGGAGTTGGTGTTGCACCAATTATGACTAAACGTTTAGAGATGATGATTAAGTCAGTTCAAGGTAATAGAGAAATGATGAATATCCATAACTTTATTCAAAATTTACCAATCAAAGACTCACAAGATTTTAGAAAATATGTGAATGAAAATAAACCAGGATTAGATTTAATCAGAACAGTAAAAGCCCCGTCAGGAGAAGATGTCCAATTTTTTATTGGATTCGGGGTTGAATTTTTTCGCCCTTTCTACGGTTTATAAGAAAAATCAATTATCAGAAATTTTATTTTTGGTTAGAAAAGGATTCTCATACGGAGATATCCTGTCAATGCCTGTTTATGTAAGAAGATATTACATCGAATACATAATTGAATTAGAAAATAGTAATTAAATCTATTTATAGGTATGACACATTTAGAATGGTTAACATCAAACCCAAATGCAACATTACAGGACCTGAAAAATGCGTTCCCGAATGATGATGCGGCTAAATTAGAATCAAACTATAGAGGATTTCAAAATACAAAAAAAACTACCACATCAGGGGGTGACCCAAAACCAAAAAGAAATTTATTGGAAAAAGGTATTGGTACACTTGAAGAGGCACTAAAAACACAAGAAGCTGGTAAAACATTTTCATCATTACAAAACGAAATGATTGGTGTTAGTGATGTATTTGGTCTTTTTTACGATAGTGCGTCTGGTAAGTTAAAAGATTTATCAACAATCGGTGGTGGTTTAGTAGATATCATAGGAAAAAGATTAGGTGAATACTTTGAACAACAAACAGCATTACTTGAAAAAATTAATGTTGAAGCCGGACTAACAGGTCAATTATCAAAAGATTTTAGAGAAGAAATTACTAAAGCAAATCCAAGATTACTACAATTAGGTATTAGTTTTGGTGATTTAGCCGAATCGGCAACCAAATTGGTAACACAAACAGGTAGGTTTGCTTTAATTAATCAACAAACGTTTGAAAGAGCGGGAGAAGTTGCTGCAGCCTTTGTAGGTAATTTACAAGATTTGGTTGCAATGTATCCTGAATTTGAGAAGGTGGGTGTTGGGGCTGCAGATGCACAAGAAAAAATATCAGAAGCTGGTAGTCGTTCATTACAGTTAGGTTTACGTGCACAAACAACAACTACAGAACTATCTAAAAATATTGGTAAACTTAATGAATACGGTTTTAAAAATGGTATTAATGGTTTATCTGATATGGTTAGAAAGGCCACTGAGTTTAGAATGAGTATGGAAGAAACTTTTAAAATTGCGGAAAAAGTTATGAGTCCAGAAGGGGCAATTGATTTATCGGCAAACTTACAAGTTTTAGGTGGTGCAATTGGTGATTTTAATGACCCACTTAAGTTGATGTACATGGCAACCAATAACGTTGAGGGTTTACAAGATGCATTGATAAACGCTGCGGGTGGTTTAGCAACATATAATTCTGAACAGAATAGATTTGAAATTACAGGTGTCAACTTAAGGAGAGCAAAGGCGATGGCCGATTCTTTAGGAGTAAGTTATCAAGAATTGGCTAAGGGTGCAATTGCGGCTGCTGAAAGAGGCTCCGCGGCTGGTGAATTACTTTCAAGAGGATTAAGATTAGATGATGACCAACAAAGATTCATTACAAACTTAGCACAAATGAAAGGTGGTCAAATGACCATAGAATTACAAAGTGAATTCTTAAAAGAAAAATTTGGTAAAAATGAAATTGCGTTAAAAGACTTAGATGAAAATCAAGCTAGATTATTGATGCAATATCAAGATGAATTCAAACAATTAAGTGACAATGATATTGTTAGAAATCAGGCAACAAGTATCGAAAACATTAAAAGGGATGCGAACTTCATTGCTGCTTATCTGAGATTACAAGGAGGTAGAGCGGCCGAAGCTGCTGGTAATATTGCAGGATTTGATTTAAAATCTGTTGCAAGGGACACACAAGAAATGTCAAAAAAGGGTGTTGAGTGGTTAGGTTCAATCGAGAAAGATTTAAAAAAGAAGTTTAATGTGGACCTTGGTTTAAAAACGGCAGATGTTAGGTTTGGAGGTACTGAGGGTACAATGACGTTAGAAAAACAAAAAGAATTAGAAAGAAACAGACAAACTACCCAACAACAACCACAACAACCACAAAAAATGACCGTGGAACATCAACTTACATTAAAACATACACAACCTGTTATGGATGCGGTTGAAAGAAGTATGACGAGTTCACAATCAATATGGAACGACGTGTTATCAAGACAAGAAGGTAGTTTCTTATATCCATTTACACCACAATAATTTTTTAATTATACCTATTTATTAGTAAAAGAAAATAATGCCAACATACTTAGATTTTGATTCAACAAAAAGATTTAGAGATTTTATCTTAGGTAAAACTTTGAACCAACCAAATGGACCTCAAACACAAACCTCAGGTAATTACTCTGTTCAAAATCTAAGCGATAGTGCAAACATCGATTTAGGTAGTGTTGAAGATAATAGACAAAGCCAATTACTACAATCATCTAATGGTAACATTTATAAACCATTAGAGTACTCAGTAAGAGAAGATTTAGACACATTACCAAGGAGAGCGAATCTATCGTTATATCCTTATTTTGAGATAAGAAATCACACTTTAATTAGTGTTTACAATCAAGATAATTTAGAAAGGGAATCCGAATTAATGAGATTCGCTGGTAGATACCTATCAAGTTCGGAAGGACCTGTTTTAACCAGAGTTGGTCAAAATATTAATGCTGCAACAAACGGTAGAGTAAGGTTATTAGATGCTCTTAATGGTAATGTTGCAACTGCGTCTAATATTGTTACTGGTAGAGAACCATTGGTCGAACCTAATTACAATATAACTGTTGCAAAAACACTACCTGGTAAGGTTATTGATTTTGTACAAGTTGCAGCGGGTTTAACATTACCTTGGTCAGAAATACCGGGGGATTATTTAACAGACCCAAGAAACCCTATAAATGTTAGACCAACACCAAGTACAGAATTAGGTAAAGTATTTCAAGACGTTACAGGTGCCTTGGGTTCATTATTAGGAATACAAAGAAGACCAAAACTTACAAGAAAACCTTCCGATTTATTAATTGAATACATGGGGGATGGACAGAAATCTGTCTTATATGATAATTTATCATATTCAAAGTATGCTCCAAATTATACAACAACAGCTAGGTCTCAAAATTCATCTAAAATTTTCAATTTTGTTGACCAAACAGCACAAGGAGTTAAAAATCTTTTAGGTGTTGAAGCACCAAGAGGTGTTGCATATATTGGTGACGATAGAGGTGATGATGTAAAATATGCAATGAATGACTTTAATGATAGGGCGGTTCGTAGTAACTATTATCTAAGTCTGATGTTTGACCCTGTTCAAGCGGAATTATTTCAAAGAAAATTAAATGTAAGTGAAGGTGGTGGATTAGGTGGTAAATTAACGTGGATTAGTTCTAAATCAAAAAATAAATTAGGAGTTAACAATAAAGAATGGGATAATCAACAAACAGAAATATCCGATTCATTATCAAGTAATTTTGGATTTAGAGAAGATTCTATATTAGGTTATACACAAGAGATATTAGAATCGTTACCAACTGACGGAGGTGCGTCACGTTCACATGTTGCAAATGTAATTGACCAAACAAGTAGAGTTTTTAGAGAAGGTGATGTTTTAATGTCAAGAGGTTCCGCTGTGAAATATACAGATAAATTTACAGGAGAAGAAAGCGGGGTTGAATTTTGTAGAGTTTGGACAAAAGATAG